ATTTATAGGAAGCTTCCGCTCCCCTCCATCCTCAATTTCCTATTTGAGGCTCAAGCGTCTTTAACTTCCGTTAAAGACATCTCGCTAACCCAGCGGACTCTCGTCCGCCACTTACCCTCCGCTACGTTCCCTACATATCCGCGGGGATCTGGGTTTGACGGTTCATTAGAAGAGTGATCTCCTAAATAATCATCAAACCTTCGACCCCTCTGGTGTTTCGGGAACCTACGGAGTTTATACGCGTACATCGCGTCCTCTCGTGCCGGATGCAATCGAGGCACGAAGACTAAAACACGGCAAAGGTAACCGTGGTTCTTGTCTAGCGTGAATTCGCTGAGGGGGCGCAAGAAGCCGTCATCTCCGAGAGCCCCATAAGGGATCTTAGGAAATGGACGCAAGGGATAGCTATTAGCTAACTCTTGTGCCGCCTTTCTGATAAGCAACATACCAGAAGGGAGGCGACTTGCCAACCTGATCAAGCGGTTGTGTGCACGTATAATCTCAGAAGGATGTTTTACAACTTCCTTCTGGTAAACAGGAGTAACATCGCGAGCTCTGTGGAAATGCTTCCCACAGGACTCGAAGAAGTTACCGCCTATGTGAGACTTATCAGGGTTAACCGTGAAACCGCAGAATTGTAGCATTTCTACTACTTCTTCTGCGGCCCACTGGGGAACAATGATATCATCTCCATAGACATGAACCCTGTCTACGCTACCAGGCCTCAACTTAAGGCCTTCATCAACGACTGAACGAGCAATCGCCCAGAAGATGATGGTTTCTAGATCGAAACAGAACGCGTTACCCATGGAAGCGAACTTTTCAGTTCGAATCCACTCTCCGTCTACCAGAGTTTCTGGCGAACGAAGAGAATCTAGGTAAAGCGCCCAATCGATCGGTAGCAGGTGGTAAACAAGTTCGCGAGATATGGTATCGCTAGCCGCGCTTAGATCTAGCGTGGCCAAACCTTGTGAGTACGCGTCTTGCGCACCTACTTGGTTTGTGTCTTGTTTAGACAAATCGATACCAACGCGCCTTAACCGATTAGACATATAGCTGTGAACACCTTGCTGCAAGAAGCTATTTGCAGTAGGCTCCGCAGCGATAGCCCGATCGGTCTTGGCGCTCTTCGGCACAGTCAGGAACCTAGAACCTCTGACAGGCTTAAACCACCTATCAGAAGGTACAAGGGTGAACGGAGCTTCTGGGAGTATACCCAGAAAGACCGAACACCAATGTGGATCCGACTGCAAAACCGCACGAAAGTACGGAAATGCAGATTCTGTGACGGAGATTGCTTGAGAGATCTTGTTG